CTCGGTATCTCCGGTACTTTCAACTTTATGTTGGTCTTTCAGGCAGAACATAATATCCTTATGCATCCATTCCATATGCTTGGTGTTGCTGGAGTCTTCGGCGGCGCTTTGTTTAGTGCTATGCATGGTTCTCTGGTTACCTCCTCACTTGTCCGTGAGACAACTGAACAGGAGTCACATAACAATGGATATAAATTTGGACAAGAAGAAGAGACCTACAACATTGTTGCAGCTCACGGCTACTTCGGTAGATTGATCTTTCAATATGCCTCTTTCAATAACTCTCGTTCTCTTCACTTCTTGTTGGCAGCCTTCCCGGTTATTGGAATCTGGTTTACGAGTCTTGGTGTTAGCACTATGGCTTTTAACCTCAACGGTTTCAATTTCAACCAATCGATTATTGCCGACTCAGGGCAAGTCGTAAATACTTGGGCTGACATTTTAAATAGAGCCAACCTTGGCTTTGAAGTTATGCACGAAAGAAATGCACATAACTTCCCTCTTGATTTGGCTGCTGCTAGCACTACTCCTGTTGCGCTCACAGCTCCAGTAATCGGTTAAGAAACGTACGTTCATCTATGTTTGAAATTACACTAACAGCTGACGCGGCCATCATTATACGTGATGCATTACGTGTCTACAAAGAACGATGGCCGGGTGGTGATCCTCAAGTTCAAGAGGATATAACAAATCTACAATTTGTGTTCACCAAAATGGCTTTAGAAACTTACATAGACGCATGATCCCTACTCATGGAACGGGGAGTAGGTGCTTTAGGAACTTATCATGCCACAAGTCGAACTTCGTCAAAGAGTCCGTGAACAAAAAGCTGCTCAGAAAGAGCAGGTTCTAAAGTATCGCGGCGTTTCTTATCTTAAAAATAATAATGTAAATGGCATTCAGATCCGGTCTGGAGGAGAAGGTAGCTGACCTTCTCGTAGACCTCGGTGTCAAGTATGAATATGAAAGCACTCGTATCCCGTACATAATTCAACATTCCTATACGCCAGATTTCATTCTTCCGAATGGAGTCTGGTTGGAATGTAAGGGGTATTGGGATAGTGCAGACCGCCGCAAGATCAAGTCAGTCGTTCAACAAAATCCTGACATTGATCTGCGAATGGTTTTTCAGGCACCGTATAACACTATCAGTAAAAAATCAAAGACAACGTACGCCAAGTATTGCGAAAAGCTTGGCATTAAATGGGCTTCTTGGTCCACAATTCCTATTGAGTGGCTTGTATGACAAGCGAGTTTATATGCCACGTACCTTGTGAAGAGTGTGGATCATCGGATGGTAATAGCTTATACACCGATGGACACACCTTCTGTTTTGTTTGTCACACCTGGAAAGGGGGAGACGGCAATGTTCACAATCACAAAACCACTAATGCAAGAAAAAATTACATGGAACCCAGAGGTTTTTCCCGTAGACTTACTCGAAGAGGAATCTCTGAGAGAGTCTGCGAGGAATATGGCATCACCGCTGACGGAGAACTCTTATGCTTCCATTATCGAGATAGCTCTGGACGAATTATTGGGATAAAAACTAAAACTAAAGATAAACAATTCCGATATGAAGGTGAAACTGACGGGTGCTTCTTTGGACAACATCTATTTCGTAAAGCTGGCAAACAAGTCGTTATCACAGAAGGTGAACTTGACGCTGCTACGTGTAGGGAAGCACTTCCCAGCTGGGAGATGGTCAGCCTACCCAATGGAGCAGCAGCAGCCAAAAAATCAATCCAAAAAAATTTGGAGTGGTTACAGAACTGGCAAAGTGTTGTTCTCCTTTTTGATGGGGATGAAGCGGGGCGTAAGGCTGCTCAAGAAGCAGCAAGTGTCTTACCTCCTGGCAAAGTTAAGATCGCTGACCTTAAAGGTTACAAAGATCCTTCGGAGGCTTGTCAAGATAACAACCTACAAGCGGTACGAGAGGCTATCTGGAATGCACAACCGTTTAGACCAGATGGAATCGTAGATGGTAAGTCATTACTTTCACTTGTAGTAGAACCACAACAACCTTGCGTTCATGAATACCCATTCGACGGCTTACAAGAACTGCTTCACGGTATCCGATACGGAGAATTAGTCACAATTACTGCTGGATCAGGTATTGGTAAGTCATCATTCTGCCGTGACATTGCAACACGTTTACTTCAGAAGGGAGAACGAGTTGGTTACTTGGCTTTGGAGGAATCAAACAGAAGGACTGCCCTTGGATTAATGAGTGCTGCTTGTGGTAAAGCATTTCATTTAGGTGAACACTCACATGAAGAACTTTCGTTGGCGTTTGATCAGACGTTGGCTGATTGGAACCTCTATCTTTTTGATGGTTTTGGCTCCTATGATCCTGATGTTATCTATAATCGGATTGAGTATCTTGCTTCGGGTCTCGATTGTAAGATCATATTTTTGGACCATTTGTCCATCTTGTTATCCGGGTTGGACGGAGATGAGAGACGAATGATTGATACAACCATGACACGTTTACGTTCACTTGTTGAGCGTACAGGGATTTCATTATTCCTGGTGTCCCATTTACGCCGACCACAAGGAGACAAAGGGCATGAAGATGGAGCAAAAGTTTCACTTGGACAGCTGCGAGGAAGTCATAGCATTGCACAGATTTCTGACGCAGTTATTGGACTCGAAAGAGATCAGCAGAGTGGATCTCAACACGCTGATACGACTGTGCGAATTATCAAAAACCGCTATTCAGGCGAAACGGGCATCGCGTGCTCGCTGACATACAACAAAGACACTTGTAAATTTCATGAGACTGAAACCGCAGCAGAGTTTGATCCGTCAAGCGATTTCTAATTTCCAAAGTACTAAATTAAACAAACCTAATCCACCTACACCTGAAGCAATAGCTAAGGCTCAGTTTGTAGATAAAACATATCAATGGAAAAATGCTGGTGTTCGATCTGGAGACAAACGGTCTTCTAAATGATGTTACCTGTATTCACTGCTTGGTCATTTACGATTCGTCGTCTGATCAAACCCTTGTTTATAACGATGAAGGTTCTGAAGAACCGATTGTCAGAGGTGTTCAAATCCTTGCGGAAGCGGAAGTTATTTGTGGACATAACGTCATCGGTTATGACATACCTGTCCTTCAGAAAATCTATCCGTGGTTCAAGTCAACCGCCTTGGTTGTAGATACTTTATTGCTTTCACGTTTGTATCATGCAGACATGATGGCAGTAGATAAAAGAAGGAAGGTTCAATTTATGCCTAGTCAATTGTATTCACGTCACAGCTTAGAAGCTTGGGGATACAGATTAGGTGAATACAAAAGTGAATTTGGTAAGACCTCAGACTGGAAAAAATGGTCTGAAGAAATGCAGGACTACTGCATACAAGATGTACACGTTACTAAAAAATTATGCGATCACTTCCACCCTTACCTGAGTGGGTCGCGTTAGAGCACGAAGTTGCTCAGATACTTACTAAACAAGAACAACATGGATGGTATTTCGATGAGCGGTCTGCATGGGAACTTGCATCGACTCTCGAACAAGAACTTTATGATCTTGAAAAAGTACTTCTCTCGCGCCACCCTTACGTCGCAGGAAATGAGTTCACTCCAAAACGAGATAACAAAACTAGCGGCTACATCAAAGGGGCAACATTCACCAGACTCAAAGAACTAAACAAAACATCAAGGGATCACATTGCATGGATATTAACAACATACTATGGTTGGAAGCCAAAGCAGATGACAACTACTGGGAAGCCAGTCGTAGACGAAGTTATTCTGACCGAGATTGGGTCAGAGATTTCTACAATGTTTGCGAGATGTTTGACGGTAACGAAAATGCTTGGGATGATATCGAACGGCGTGAACGCTTGGCTGAAGCTATCTACGAAGGATAGGATTCATCACCATTGTTCAGTTGCTACTTCTACACATAGATGTGCACATCGAAAACCAAATTTAGCGCAGTGCCCGAGTGATCATGAATTTAGAAAATTATTTCAGGCATCCCCTGGTCAAGTTATGGTGGGTGCCGATCTTAGTGGGATCGAGCTTCGGATGCTCGCCAATTACCTTTCAAAATTCTCTACCGAATTTGCCGATACCCTCCTCAACGGAGACATCCATCAAGTCAATGCGGACCGAGTTGGAGTTAGTAGAAGAGCAATTAAAACAATTACCTATGCCTGGTGCTATGGAGCAGGTGATGAAAAAATAGGTCATAGTTATGACCCACAACTATCATCAGCCAAAGCTAAAAAGCGTGGCAAAGAAATACGAGCAGCTTTTGTAGCAGCCATTCCTGGTATGTCAAAGCTGCTTGAAAATATTGATTTGGCTGCCAAACGTGGCTTTGTTAGATCAATTGATGGAAGAGTAATCCAACTAGATAGTCCACACAAAGCTTTGAATTATTTGCTCCAGTCAGGAGCCGGTGTTATTGCAAAGCGTTGGCTGGTCATCAATCAACAAACTATTAAACAAACAAAGCTGTGTGCATCGCAGCTTGCATTTATACATGACGAATTGCAATTTGAGTGCGAGCCAAAGCACGCCAAAGATCTGGGTACATCCCTGGTATACAGCGCAGCAGCAGCTGGCGAATACTACAACCTCAGAATCCCAATCGCAGCAGAAGCAAAGATCGGACAAAACTGGGCGGAGGTCCACTAAATGAAAATCTTTATTGATAGTGCAGACGTTGCTGAGATTCAACGTGCTTGGGAAACTGGGCTAGTAGATGGTGTAACAACTAACCCTTCTCTGATTAGTAAGTCAGGGCGTAAACCTACTGATGTCTACGCAGAGCTTCAACAGATGGGCATTAAAGATATCTCTATGGAGGTCTATGCATCATCCAATTGGCAAGAGATGTATAGAGAAGGCATTGAACTTGCTGAGTTATTTAGTTCTGCGACAATCAAATTACCAATGACTGTTGCTGGTTTGAAAGCCTGTAGAACTTTCCCTGATGACGTACGTACTAACGTAACTCTAATCTTTAATGCTGCTCAGGCATTGCTTGCAGCAAAAGCTGGTGCCACTTATGTGTCACCCTTTGTAGGACGTATAGATGATCAAGGTTATGCAGGGTTAGAGGTTGTTAAGAGTATTGCAAACCTGTTTATCTCTGCAGGTCTGGGTACACAAGTATTAGCAGCATCTATTAGAACTCCACACAGAGCAGTGAGGTCTTATTACAACGGAGCTGATGTAGTCACTATGCCACCAAATGTATTTTGGGATATGTATAAGCATTGTCTGACTGATCAAGGTCTACAAATTTTTGAACAAGCCTATGCAACTACTAGTTGACGCAGACTTTATTGTTTATAAATCCTGCGCGGCTGCTGAAACAGAAATAGACTGGGGTGATGATGTCATCCTTGTCACCAGTAAATTTAGCGAAGCCTACAAAAATGTTCGTAAAGAACTACATAGAATTAAGAATGAATTTCTTTGGGATTCACCGGAGCTAATCCTTTTCTTTAGTGACTCAAAGAATTTTAGGAAAGAAATTTACGCCGCATACAAAGGTCACCGAAATCGTAAGAAGCCGTGTGGCTATCGGCGTGTAATTGAAGAACTAAAAAATGAATACGAAGTAGTCAGGATTCCTGAACTAGAAGCTGACGATGCTATGGGCATCTACGCTACTAATAATCCTGGCAACATTATTGTCAGTCCTGATAAGGACATGCGTCAAATACCCGGTCGTCTATATAACCTAGATGAGACTATTAACATTACACCTGAAGAAGGTATGCAATGGCATTTCATCCAGACATTAGCGGGTGACCAAACTGACGGCTACAGCGGCGTTCCAGGATTAGGAATTAAACGTGCATCCACTTTGTTTGAAGAGCACGGATACAACTGGGATACTGTAGTTAAGGCTTTTGAAGATAAGGGCTTAACTGAAGTAGATGCACTAATGAATGCACGGCTGGCAAAGATCCTTACTAACAAAGAATATGACGGAAAAGTCATACCCTGGTGTCCCACCGATGCCAATAGTTGATATGACGATGGAGCAATCATTTAAGCTCCGTCGTCTTGAAGACCTTTTACCTAAGGCAGATAAAGATGACATCATTACTTTGTTTATGGCATTACAACGCCAGAACTTTGCCTTAGCAAATACTGTTACTAACTTAGTTAAAGAATGGCCGATTCACCCAGGCACTACACCCGAGGTCAAATAGAAGTCTGGGACTTCATCAGAGACCAAGGACTTAATTATTTCAGAGGCAATGCTATTAAATATATTTGCAGAGCCGGTTTCAAAAGTACTCACACAGAGATTGAAGACCTTAAAAAGGCTATCCACTACCTTGAAAATGAACTCAACTACACACTACGTATCACACAGTCTGAGCAATCAAGCAATACAGTTCCGCTCAGCGTATGGGATCCAGAACTCCACGGAGAACCGGACTATGCAACAGGGTTTGATCGCTGAGGAATACATTGAGTTTATGAGTGCCTTTTTAAATGAAGGCTACGAACAAGAACTGAAAGAGTTAGCAGACCTTGTGTATGTCTGTTTTCAGTATGCGGAAAACATGGAATGGGATCTAGAGAAAGCACTTGATCGTGTCCATACATCAAACATGTCGAAGCTTGGATTAGATGGTA